GGGACTGGGATCTGGAAGGCCTGCAGGTTCTCGAAATAAGCCGGTAGGATCTCTTTCCACGGGCCCAGACTGTAGTTCTCACCGTTCTCGTCGATGTAGTTCATTGTCTTCAGCGCTACACCAAAGGTACGGGGAGCCTTCGCGAGCTGCTGAATCTGTAGTGCCATGTTGTTCTTGTAGTAGGTCCAGAAGGGGAAGACGGACTTAGCAATGTAGCGCTCGAAGTTAGTGAGGTTGGTGTAGTCGAACTGGAACTGCCGAGAGATGTGAGCTCCAATGTCGTACATGATCTGTTGGTCACGCTTGGTGAACCCAGTAGGGATGATCTTGAGCTCGGAATTGATGGGGCCGTATTCAGCCAACACCCGACGAATCGCTGGGTCATCTCCGAACTTCATGAACGGAGCCAGACGAACTAGATCCTCGATGGTACCACCAACACGACGTCCTGCCCTAGCCATCTCAGGCATGAACATAGCAATGGCCATGGGGTTCATTGTGGCAGCGAGACCAACACCCATTACCTTACGAGGGAGCGTCACACCGTAAGTCCGCTTCTTAGACCTACCAGCCTGTGGGGTCAACTGACCCTTGATGAACCCCTTACCTGATTCCATCGCCTCACCTGCGAGTGCCATTGACCCTCGATCAGCTTCACCTAGTGGCACATCACTCATCGCCAACTCCTCAGCAGAGTAGTGACCACGAGAGATATCACCGAAGAGGAATGAAGAACGACCCAGTCCCGAGCGGGCCTCTGCTTCGCCTAGTACTTGCTTAGCTTGCTGACCGCCAGGAGTGGACTTAGGTACCTGACGGGTGATACCGAACTTCGCACCCGCCTCAGCTGCTTCCTCGCGACGACCTTTATAGAGCGTAGCCATCGCATCGAAGTAGTCCATGGGGTTGTAGATACCTGCGAGCGCATTGTTCCACGTCGCACCCAGGAAGTTCATGACGTGGAAAGCAGGGTTAGGTGAGGTAGCATACAGTTTCCACCAGTTCTGAGCGATGTTGAGCCTACGGAACCCTCGCTGCAGTGAAGTATCAAGCCTCATCGGGTTATTGAGGTCTCGGATACCATCAATGATCGAGTTCCTAACAGCAAAACGACGGCCGCCCAAATTGAACTCAGTGAACCCCTTAGGTACCTCAGTGAGAATACCCTCTCCCCCTTCAGCACCATACTTAGCCATCGGGATAGCGAATCGTCGGTCACTCAGGGTCTGATTCACAAACTGGTGAGCTAGTGTTCGTGCTGTCGACTTGAACTTGAACTCCGCCAGTGCCAATAGTGGGTCCTCATAGAAGTCAGTCACACTGTCCCACAGCCTGCGGATCTCCTTCTCAGGGAGTCCTGCCTTGACTGCGTTCTCGATGTAGACCTCAGCATTGACGTGGATATTGTTCTTGAGGATCCTCTGAGCTTCATCGAGTTGACCGTCAGGTATGTCAAGCAGATTTGCGCGCTGCTCTGGGCGCACCAGAACACTCTTAGGGCCAGGGATATCAAGGTTGTGTAGAATCTCATCACGGTTCGCACCAAATCGCTGACGAGCGAATTGAAGCGCCTTTTCTTGTAGCTCGGGTGATACCTCCACCGCACCCGAGTGAGTACCCTTAGCACCCTTAGCAAGGTCCTCGTATTCAGTACTTAGAGATGACCAGTTGATGTGGCTAATCTCTCCCGTTTCGGGATCAAAGATGCCACGGCCCTGATTCCACTCATCTACGTTCTGACCCTTGTTACCGAGGTGGTCTAGAAGTTCACCATGAGAAGCTGACTCGGGTGCGATCATAACCTCACCCGTAGTAGGGTGAGCGATCACTGGGAACGAGCCCCGATAGGGCTCATCAGCTAGTTCTTGGGGAGTAGGTCGTATGTAGTCAGTCAACCTGAAGCCAACCTCATCTCGCTGGAGGTCAGCACCTTCGGGGTACAACTTGACTCGTTGCAGCTCACGAACGTCTCGACCGATAGCAGACTGAGCCTGCTGAATGGAAGTGCGGAAGCGAGACATTTCGACTAGCGCGCTTGCGCGCGCAGCATCGTCGACTACATGCCGGGCACCCCACTGCGGGATGATCGCCTTACCGAAGTCCTGACCGAGCTCACTCTTCAAGGCCTTCTCACGAGCCCTTTGTCCGAGCTTCTCACCGAGCTGAGGAGTGCCAGGTATTGCCAACCCCGCCATGCGTACACCCCTACCACCTTTGACGTTGGTGGGTAATAGGAAGGCCGACATTCGCTTACGGGCCCCAGCCTCAACGACCTCACCCATCTTTGGGTCAAAGAACTTACCCGTCCGGCGAATCTCTTCCTTCATCGCCAGTCCCTGACCATGGAGCTGGTCTAGCGCGTCACCCAGTGTGAATGGGGAGCCGCTCTCTACCTTGACGTGACTGAGGATCTCATCTAGGTGATCGTAGTCAGCTGTGACTGGACCGTGTATTGTGTGGATAGTCTTACCTAGGTTCTTCTTGATCAGCTGGTCAGCCTTCTGGGCAGCTCGTCGATCCCCCTCCGCGAGGAGGTGGTAGGCAGCACTCTTAGAGGCAGACGTAGCTCCAAACGTGACGTAGGTAGTGGGGTCGAAGAAGATAGCCATACCGAGACCCACAGGCATGGAGTAGCGATAAGCAAAAGAGTTGGGATTCAGAGTATCCTTGATGAGGTCTTCGTAGCGATACCCCTCCTTCACCGCGTCTGGTACTTCAGAGAAGCCTGCCTTGAGATCCTTGTAGATATGGGCGGGGTGAGCGAGGAACTTCCACCAGTCCCCCGAACTCCTCAGATCGTGCTCAGTCTCGTATTCGTGAGACCCCTTGAGGAACCCTGCACCTGCTGCCTCGATCGAACCTAGTCCCTTTCCGACCAGACCCAGTACTGATGGGTGACCTCCACCTCTATTGAAGTACTCTCGTCGACCACGAACAATATCCTCCATGGCCGGATAGAACTCCTCTGGGATGTTCTTGTCACGGAAGTACTGGAGAGTATTCTGGGCATATTCCTCGTCGCCTCGACCACCCTTCTTGAGAGCATAGGTCTTAGCAGCACCAAGCTGATTAGCCCACTCTTCAGGAAGTTCCTTTGACGTGACGATCCGAGGCTGCTTGGAGGGGATCAGTGAGGCACCTGGCCTCATGGGGTCGATCAGGCTAGGTGAGAGAGACCCTCGACCACCCGAGAACCCCTGACCTAGTCGCTTAGTGGGGGTTGAACGAAGGCCAGCGGGATCGAGTGGGTTGACTCTACGAAACGCCACTAGTCTTCAGGCTCCTCAGAACGTAGTTGACGAGGTACTTCCTCGTCCGGGGAGTCTTGGGGTCGGGCTTGAATCCCAGCTGGATAGCTACACCACGCAACTGACTGAAGCCCATAGCCTTGAGCTCCTTACCCGAATACTTGAGCTTACCCGGCTCAAATTCCGGAACACCCAACCTCGACTCGACAATGTTCTCAGCCATCTTTGGCGGGATGCGATAGCCCGTGAGGAGGTTGAACAGCTTCTGTGGGTCCTGGATGGCGGGGATCTGATTAGCGGGCAACTCAACGCTGCGGTCGAGGAAGTAGTGAGTCTTACCGTCGGGTCCCTTGATCGAGTAGGCCTTCTTGTTGAGGATCGCAGTCTGCTGATCAACCTCTGTGGTAACAGTCTGCTTGATCGTCTTACCGGAGCCGGGATTCATGGCAGCGTCAACAATCTCCATCGCAGCCCTGCGCTGTTCCACAGCCAGCTTCTGGGCGTTGACCTTCGACTGCTGACCCAGTTCCCACGACTTGACAGCGAACTCCTTCTCTGAGAGTCCCATCTCTCGAGCTGCTATCTTGTCCTGAGCCGTCATGTGCTTCAGCTCGGCAGCGATTTGCTTCTCGCGGAGCTTCTGCTCCTTCGACTCTAGGGTAGGCTTGCCACCAAAGGTGCCAGTGAGTGAGGCCTCAGCACGCTTCTCCGCCCGAGTTGCTAGTGATAGCCGCTTCTCTTCCTGCTTGAGCTGCTTCAGCGTAGCACGCCAGTCTCGATCTGCCTTCAGCTTATCGAGGCCCTGCTGCGCCTTCTGTAGCTCGTACTCTCGGTTGGCCTGCTGCATCTCGAAGAAGCGTTTGTTGACTTCTCCCACCTTACTAGCCTCGAGCCGAGCCTGCTCCAGACGTAGGTCACCAATCTGCTTTTCGTAGTGCCGGCGCGTCTCTGCTTCCTTCTCAGTGCGGATCAGGGGGAAGACCCGACCTGCCCAAGCAGCAGCCTCTTGAACACCCGCCTGAGCAAACATATTACTATGGAGAAGATCGCCTGCCCCCGCTTGAGCTAGGAAGAGCTGATGCGGAAGGACTCCTGCTGTAAATTCTCCCACTGCAACTGGGCCTCCCATTTTCTGAGCGAAGGCCTGGGCGTATGCAGCTCTACCTTCAGACATCTGTTGCATCCGCTGCATCGCAGCTGAGTAGATAGCCATCTCATTCTGCATCCCCTGTTGGTACTGCTGACCCACAAAGGTAGCAGCGTTCTGGACGTAGGGCATGAGAGAGGAAAACATATTCCCCACACCCTCAAGAGCCTGCTGCTGACCGCTCTGGGCACCGGCGATCTGACTCTGATAGGCCTGCATCTGCGCCTGAAGCTCAGCCTGGACTTGGTTGTACGCAGATTGATAGTCGCCATCGGGCATCAGTTACCTCACTCTGCGGGCAGTAGACGCAGTTGCGGAAGGACCCACTGGTTGTACCATTTCCAGAAGTAGTCGTAGTCAGCAGAACCCTGAGCGAAGGGGTTATTGTCACGGTTTGGAATCTGAGCCAAGGGCACCGGAGCACCATTCTGGTAGAGAGAACCGTTGTAGATATAGAAGCCATTATTACCAACCTGACCCGTCCAAGTACCAAAGGTATTCTGCCCAGGCTGGCCCGTATTTTGCTGACTCCCACTGGGCGGTGGTGGCTGATTCTGAAGTGAGTTCTGGTAGTCGAGAAATTGCTTACGTTGTGCTGCATCTGCGAGGAGCATATTGTTCTGGATGGCGTAGTCCTGGAGAGTTCCACCCGCTTGCTCCCACAGGCTCATCAGCTGTCGGGGGACCATAACATCTAGCTCACCCATCTGGCTAATAAAGGGGTGCTGCGCCCGTGCGGTATTCGTAGCGCGCACACCCGAGAAGAGAGTACCCTGCTGCTGAGAACTCTTTGTGACCTCCTCTTCAGCCAAGCCGATATTACGGAGGAGCTGCAACCGCTGACGCTGAGCATCAGCTTCTACCGTACCAGGGATGAAGTTCCCCTGATCGTCCTTGAACCCCAACTGGCGGAGGATGTCAGCATACTTCCTCATGATTGAGGCCCTAAGCATGGCATACTGAGCCTCATACTGAGAGTCTCTATATGACCCCTCTGGTGCCTCAGGGAGTGCAGGAGTCCATGAGTATGGTGCGGGTGGGTCAGGCACTATACAACCCCCTTCAGAATCCAGTCAAACGAGAGCCCTACAGTAGGCGAGGGAGAGCAGGAAATGACGAAGTTGGTCGCTGCTTTAGAACTTATCCACCATCTGACACCTACACCGGGGTCTGAGGTCGGCGTAACTGCTAGTTGATAGGTAGACTTTCCGTAGGAGTGGTTTACTGTGACGCTTGTATTTGGGTTGAGGATTAGAGCGGTACCTATGAAGAAGGTACCAGCAAAGGCATCGAAGGCATCCCGCAACATCTCTAGCATCGTCTGGACGACCATGTGTCCATTCGGATCATCTCTACGAGCTCGTGTGGGGAAGTTAGTACCCATTATGGGATTGTGTAGCCTATATCGACCTGAAGCACATCACCGTTAGCCCAAGCGATGGGGTTGGTAGCATCTACAATTACCCCGGGAGCTGCATTGGTGAAGCAGTTTATGGTCGCAGTAGCGTTGATTACCTTAGCATAACCCACCCGTCGATCGGGTACACTTGCATCCTGCATCTCACACAAGCCTAGAGGTGTCCCATGGGGGGTTCCTAGTGCAGGAAGGCTAAAGATCCAACCCCCTGTACCGAACGTAGTCGTTGTCCCAGCTACGAGTACAAACCGAGCCCACACAAAGAAGCCAACCTTGACGTACCTACCAGCAAGTGTACCATTACCAAGTACAGGCTGAGTCCCCCCAGACGTCCAGGCGGGGTTCCAAGTGGCTGTGGCATCGAAGGCGATTTTCGAGGCTACGATTGCAGCTGCAGCATTGAGGTTGCCGTTGTCGAGGTTTCCATTGAGGATAGCAGCAATGGCATTGAAGTTGGCGAGGACCACAGAAACATCCTCAGGCTGACCTGCTACCATTGCTGAAGGTGAGACGACGTTGTAAGTAGTCATTAGTCTCTAACCCCCAAGTAGGAACCATCGACGTAGTAGCCGTATATTGCCCACTCACCCGAGGGTACTCGATAGTCTCGAGCACCAACCGGGATCAATTTAGCACCAGCACCTGTTTCGCCATCTGTAAAGCGGAACTGGAAGAACCTCGCGTAAGCATCAGGATGGACCTTCTGCTCCTTGATGAGAGAGTCTGGGCCCCAAAGGCCCGCACCCCAGTTTTCAGATACACTCCATAAGTCTTCACTGCTTGCGAGGTTGATCTCAAAGTTCTTGTAGATATCGGGTCGGAAGTTTCTGAGTAGAATAGCAGTAAGGGCTCCTCGTCCCACGAACCTAACCCGACGAATGTACTTGGTCAACGTTGACTGCCCGAAGTCAAAGCCGCCTGTCTCAAGCAGTGCGGAAAAAGTAGCACTGTCATCCTGACCTGAGACAGAAAAAGCCTGGAGTACCTTATTGGCGGTGCTGTGACTACAATAGAGGTACTCACTAATCCCCTTACGGTACTTAGCGAATACCGTACCCGGTAGTCGTTGTACCGCCCAGGGACCAATAGGAGGACCTGTCTCACCACGACCTTGCTTCGCGAGGCGCGGGTAGTATTCAATCTGCATAGTCGGCACTATGGATCCTACCTCAGGCAGAGCCCATCCGATACGATTCTCGTGGGTATACGCGAAGGCGTTGGTGAGTGCGTTGAGGTTGAGGATGGCAGGATCAAAGAGCGGATCGATCTTATTGCTAATGAACCTCGACGGTGTATCCCCCAACCACTGACAGATTCCTCGACGCGAGAGGAAGTAGATATAGCTCTCAAACTGAACAGCCCCGAAGTGACTCTCGAACCCCTTCTCGAAGTCTACTACACGGTTGGCAAGAGTGACCGGGTCGTAGATGATAAAGCTTCGGTTACGCTTACCGACAATTAGGAAGAGACCGTCAGATGCAAGTGTGGTAACAAAGTCACCATCCCCCTTAGCGATATCTACCCACGATGCTACACCAAAGACCTCTGCGTTACCCGGATCACTGACGTGGATACGATCCGGTAGGCCAGATACCCCTGCTACCCACATCGTATCCTTCCACAGGCGGAGGTACTTACCCTTGGGGGCAGATGCGAAAGCGACTCTCGTTGTTCCATCCCAGCTGGCGTAGTCGTCAACCCCATTGGACATATAGAGCTTATTGTTGAAAGTCTCAAACGCGAAGGGTGCCGTAGTAGACAAACCCGTCGCCATCTCAGTCCAAGTGATGGGGTTAGCTAGCGGATCGGCGGTATAGTAGATCTTACCACCAGAGGTGTTGATGATGAGCTGTGGGTCCGAAGCAGCGCGATAGAAGGTATACATAGACAACACACGGTGACCGGAAGTCCCAAACGTGCCCATGTTGAGGCACCCCAACCGCTTAGCGAATCCACCCCGCTCGTCGAGTAGACCGTTTTCAAGCTTGCGGCACTCATTTGGTGCCAGCTGGTTGATGGCGTCCCGGATGTTCAGACCACCATCGAATCCGATAGCAGCAGCTGCGAAGGCTGAATCGCCCGGTCCGCTACGCGCTCGCGCCATCGTAAGACTCCAAGTCCATGTAGATCATATCGAGGAGTTTGGTATTGTCCCCAAGACTATCGTTGGTAGTCGTATCAACTAACGTATCACCATCGAAGCCCCCCTCTTCGAACTTCTTGGCGATATGGTCCCTGAGTGTGGTACCATCCTTGTAGGTCTTGGTACGACTCTTGTACCCCTGAACCCACTGGTAGACATCCTCACGGGTCACCGGAACTGCTTCTCTTACCTCACGGTGATTTAGGCCCATGAGTTATCCGGCAGGACTCGGTCCTGCTGATCGTCAAGTCGAGAGTTAGTCTCGTCCTGCATATCGTCGAGGAACTCATTGACCTCAGCCTGCTTTACCTGAGCTAGACTGATCTCGTTAGCGCGCCTGTGGCACCTCACAAGAGTAGCATCAATGATAGCTTCCTCCCACTCCACCGGACAGTCAAGGTGGGTAGTTTCGATGCTGATTCCACCCGAAGCAGGCTTACGTAGGAAGTGTATATCCAGCTGAGCAGCACCCACAGGGCTTAGGAGTGGGAGCGCATGGAGCTGGTTCTCATTGACGAAGTAAGCCTCAGGAGTTCCCTTTACCCCCGCTGAGAGATCTCTGAAGTAGACATCCCAGAACTCACCCTTTGTTAGTGCTTCAAGACGAATACGGCTACTAGCAGAAGGATATTTCGTGAGGTAGACAGCCTCGACAGCTCGAATACCAATGCCATTAGTATTCTCATGGACCTGTAGGTCGTAGCTGCCATCTGTGGGATATGCTACCGTAATCGTGGTCTCTCTCCAATACCACGGAAATTTCCTCGCTATGTAGAGGAAAGCACGATACAGCATACCTTCTAGCTCTGCTGACGTGTAGCCATCAAACCCACGAGCACGTATCTCTTCCTTGTACTCGGTGATAGTCATCTTCCCTGTACCGGGGTCAGGCATCTATATCCTTCGGTATGGAGATTGACTGCTTGTACCCTGGTCCATGCTTACCGTCCCCAAGAGCCCAAGCAAGTCCTTCTGCTGCCTCCCGGATTCGATCGAGGTTCCGCGTCTCAGTCTCCTGCTGGGCTCGATCCTGCTCACCTTCCAGTTTGTCGTAGGCATCAATGTACCCACGCAGTTGACTATCGGAGTCAAGGAGCCGTGTGAGTGCTCGAGCATCCAGAGTAGGAGTAGTAAAGATCAACCGTTGAGTACCATCAGTACAAGCCTCAACGAAGACGTAGTGCTCCGTAGTAGGCTCCCAGTTGACCTTGACGCGGTCACCGTACGCTTCTCTAACCTGGCGAACGATGGAGAGCACGTCGTCGTCTAGCTCTACTAGACCCTCACGAGAGTCGTAGAAAGCCTTGACTGCGTGCAACTCCATCGTTCTCTCCAGGTCGGGGCGGCCTACGGGATGTCATCCGCCAGGTTGTAGATCACGCCCTGGGACCGACGCCGCTCGATCGCTAGATCGCAGTACTTGTACAGCGTGGCCTTGTAGGCATCCTGGTCAGGGTTCTCCACCTTACGCAAGATCGCGCCGTCCCGGTTCATCCATCTGAAGTCCTGCCCGTTCAGGTTGACCCAGATGAAGTCCTCGGGGCGAATGAAGAACATATGCTGCTTCGGGCAGTCGTCGTCGAAGAGGAGCGGAACGCCGTTGTAGTCGATGTAAGTGAAACCACCATGCAACTTCAGCGCCTGGCCGTCGTTGAACCTCTTCGCTGCCTTCAGCGTGTTGACGTACCGGCGACGGATACCGCGAGTGGTCAGGATCATCTCCGTGTCCCACCCATCCGCACCGATATTGTCCATGAGCAGCTGGCCTACATCCTCATCGAAGGTAGTGTTACCACCATCGACCTGCTTGGCCTTCCAGTACTCGTTCCCTGCCACAGACGAGTCGATCGCGTGGAGGGTGAAGTTCTGGGTCAGGTCCGACCTCGTGATGTTACGGAGGCCGTTGAGTTCGAGCTTCCAGTTGCCCTCGACCGCCAGCACATGCGTACCCGCCACAGCCGCAGCGTCCGCACCGGAGTACGTGACGACACGGGTAGCAGTGTTGATTGCCGTGATCTGACGGTTGGATGCGAGGACGGCATCCGTGGACTGGTTCATGATGTCCACGAACATTCCGACCCGCAGGTACTGCAGGTTGTCGACTGTGACGGTGTTGGCACCGTCTGCGGTGATCTGGCAAAGAGTGCCCCGCTGGTCCCCGAAGGCCTGGCGGTTCAGGTCCTTGCGTAGATCATTGATCGCTCCCGTCGTCTCGGCCTCGAGAAGGCGAACGTAGCTGCCCACAGATCGCTCAGAGACCTCGAGCGCGAAGCCCGTGATCTGGATCTGCTTGTACTCCTTCTTGACCTTGTCGATCAGGTCTGCCCAGCCCTGCTGACCCGGAGTCGGCAACGTGCCACCCTCCGCTCGTGCAGTACCAGACTCGTTCCGTGACGTGTGGACAGCGATCACCCACTGTCGGCCGGCAAACTGAACCTGCTCAGCGTCACGCGAGATACCACGATAGTCCATGGTCTCACCCCGAGCAGCATTCATCTTGCCCATCCCAGCGTCCAGCTCCGCCGGAGAGTATCCGAACAGAAGCACGGCCCGCTGGTTTATCATCTCCCGAACCACAGGCAGGTAGTAGTTCTGGAGGATGGCGTCAGCCGATGCGGTTGTTTGTGCCACCTATCCTCCCTTCTCTAGCCTTGACCTTTTCCGAACGCCAGCACCCGGACCACGAAGGCATTCATCTGCGTTGCCGTCGTGATCTCAGGCGTAGCTACGTTCGCGGCACCCGACGAATCCCGAACCACGAGCTTATTAGCGGCTTGGTCCCACTCCAAGATGCGGCCTTGCTCAGCACCACCCATCGGAATGACACCTAGTACCACGCCGTTCAAGCCGAAGCCCAGAGCCTGTGCTGTGAGGGGCCAGCCCCCAGCAGGGTAGGCGTTGTCCAGAGTGATATCTACCACTCTGAAGAACAGGTCGCCGGCGGCACCGCGGTTCAAGATGTTGTACGCGAGTGCCAATTACGCTCCTGTCACTGAGGGGAGTCGCCCAGCTTCGAGGTCCGCGATGGCAGCCTTACCAGCCTCCTGCAGACTACTGAACTTCTGCGGAGGAGTACCTGCAGGGCCACTACCGGGCACCGCGAGGGGCGATCCCGGACGTCTGCTTCCAACCACCGATCCCAGAGTCTGGTCTCGATAGTCCACGATCATCCCACGAGCCTTCTCCGCAAGCTGCATGGGAGTGGTAAAGCCCCCCTGAGCTGCTGCAGCGGAGATCATGGCAAGTTTGATGTGGTCGGGGGTTTCGATACCAGCCTCCCCATCGAGGCGGTTCCAATGGCCGATGATCTCATCGAGGGTCTTGGAGGAAGCCTGTTCAGCCTCCGCCGCCTTCCTCTGTTCGATCCACTGAAGCGCGTCTTGTACTTTCGGCGGCAAGTTGCCATCCGGTCCCGACCCCTGTGACGGGGTCCCCCCGCCCTCCGGAGTTACTGCAGGAGGCTCACCCTCAGCCGAGGGCGTATAGCCTTCGACCTTCGTGAGAGCTTCCTTGACCTCCGGCGGCAAGTCAAGGTCGTCAGCAAGTCGGGCCCAGGTGCCAATGGGATCCGTCATGTACTGCGCTTCAAACGCGGCCAGGCGACCCAAGGAGTCAGGGTCATAGCCGTACTGAGCGAGCTCTTCGTACCCCTTGAGATCGTTCAGACGGTCGTTTACCTCCTTGAAGCGGGCGTACGGAATCGTCTCCGGGGGTCCCTGGTCAGCAGGCGTATCGGCTTTTTGCGCCCCCGCGGGCGGTGCCTGCTGCTGAGGCGGAGTCTCCGCGGTACCCGGTGCTAGCCCAGCAGGGTCCTGTGCGATTGCCTGCTGGATCTGTTCTGCCATCCCACTCATGATTTCTCCTTAGCCCTACGCTTTACGGCCTCGACGCCGACTGGGGCTCGTTTGCTGGAACTGCACTTCCTGCCTGGGGTAGTGCAGCGGGGAAGTGTTTCATGACCTCGGGATCGCGCTTCACAGCAGCTCTCGCCTCTTCCAACGTCTTCGGCTGTGGCAACAACTGCTCATCTTCACGAGCCTTGGTCCTCTTCTCCATCAACCTCCTTACGTCATCCAACTTGACGAAGCTGCCCTGCGAGGTACGAATGGCGGTCTCCTCTATCTCCGCCATCAGATCGTTCAGGTTGGATAGGTCCTCACGCATGATTCAGCAGAGAGGCCCTTGAGTCGGCGATCTCAGCGAATGCCTCCTGAGGCAACGAGAGAATCGCATTGGCAGCGTCCCGAGTCTGAACCCGGAACAGCTTGTTCTTGTCGTAGCGGTACCCATGGATCGTCTCCTTGCTGTCGCCCGCGAATGGTACTGACGACCAGGGAGATTCGAGCACTGCCGCGATGTGACCAACGTACCCCTCGGGCACGTCTTCGTGATCGCCGAGTCTCACCCACGACCCAGCAAGCACCAGTGCAGGACGCTCTCCCGCGTGGTGCCTCTTCGAGAGCTCACTGATATCCACATCGAGATTGGTCTCGGGTGGGACCAGCTCACTCGGAAACGGACCGTCGCGGAAGCCATAGCCTTCGAGAGCGACTTCTCTCGCGTCGGCTTCGTCCTCTACCACGGTCTCTTCATCGTCAGACACTTTTACCTCCCTTGGTCAGACGATTGCTCCGACGACCCATCTTAGCCCCCGGAAGGCGGGATGGTCGTCATGGCGGTCAACTCGGCATTTCCTCCGCCGATCACGTCGGGTACCTCAGTGAGATTCCGGAATGATGGCCCTGTCGGTCCTGCAGCGGGCGAAGCACCAGGTGCACCGTCAGGTGCTCCCTTAGCAGCCATCAGTTGCTGCATCTGCTGTGCCATCATCTCCTGAAGCACCGTTTCGTGCATGGCAATATGTTCGTCGAAGAGCCGGACAGTCTCAGGCTGCGAGATCGCTAGTTCATCGAACTCTTCATCCATCATCACCGACTTGTGGCGTTGTAGATGGATCTCGTGGTTATGCCACTTCTTGACAGGGATAGCAACAGGGACGTTCCCTGCCCCCTCACCCTCTGGCCCCTCCTCCAGATCAGCATCTGGGTCGACCATCGTCTTGGGCTTACCATAGAGCATAGTGTTATTCTCTCGGTTAGCCTGAGCGATAGCCTTGTCCACCTCGTCGGGCTCACCCGAACCTAGATCAAGCATCTGCTCGATCTTGTGTGGGTCCTTGAGGATCCCCAAAGATACCAGCTCAAGTGTGTATTGCTGACGAGCAGCCTTCGACCGAGGCATCGCAGATCCAGCCTGGCAAATCACGTCGGTATTATTCTTCAGGTCAGCACCCTTGAACTTCACTACGTCAAAGACCCCATCACGGCGGTAGTACCTCAAGATACGAGGGATACTGTAGAACTGAGCAAACCGCTCGAGGGTAAGTGATCCCATCAGAGCTATACATTCCTCCATGTTCTCAACTGTCGGAGATAGCTTGGAATCGTCCTCCTCCTGGAGATACGCGACCGCCACACCAGAACGTACGCCTGTGGGAACACGACCACGCGCCACCTCAGACTGTCCGGAGATGTCCAGGATTTGGGCCCGTAGTCCGGTAAGGAGATTCTCCACTTGAGGAGGCATCTGTAGACCCTGAACGGGTTGGGGGGGAGGTATGTTGGGGACATGGCGATATCGAACAATGGCACCCGCGACATTCTTGATCTCCCCCTTCACCTTGTGCTGAGTGGCAATGAGCCACATCGGGTTAGCCATGTAGTCCTTATTCTCGATAAGCTGAGAGATGGTCTTGTCGATCTCCAGGTTAGGCCCACGGATGTGAGTCATGACGGAGTCAGGCCAGATCGACGTAGAAGTCGGAATGTGCTGGAAGAAGACGAAGGGCATACGACCGTCAGCAAACGGGAAGGCCTCCGAGTTATCCAGGCGGATGTTACTGTTACACCACCTGAAGTAGATCCCATTCTTGATTAGCTTATTCCCCCGGTAGACAGCAGGCAGGACCCACAGGGTGTGCACTCGGACAGCGTTGTCCATATTGCCCTCTGTGTCCAACTGAATACCTGCCCTCATGAGTGCTCGCTGTTCCATAGTGCCCAACTGAGCATCACCGTCAGGCCGCACGTCACGAGCAGTTCGACCGTAGATCCCCTTGAGCACGTCGATATCTACCAACTCGGTGGTGATGAGGTTCTTGATCTCATCAAAGTCGACAGCAGTCTCCTCAGGGAGGAGTTGGAAGGGCGAGTAGACCTTATACTGGCACTCACCAAGGGGGTATTCCTCCTTTACCAACTCCTTGACCTCACCTGTCTCTGCAGCCTTCTCCAATTGACGCTGTCGGAGCTTGTCAAAGACAGGGTCGCCGGTGTTGGGGTCTATCATGTACTCCATCTTGCCCATGGTCTCGTCGAGGTAGTCCCACCCGACGTAAATTGCGCCCAACCCGGTCTGAATCATCCACCAGAGAGCTCGCTTACGCATCTTGCGGAGCTGGAACTTCCACTCAGCAGCGTCGAGGACTGATCGACCGACTTTAGCAGCCGCAATATCCTCTGATTCGTCGCTGTTAGCGATGATCTCCATGATGGGACGGCTCTTGGTGAGCTTCGAGAGCTCCGTACGGCCCACTGTGAGTGCGTGGTTGATTACCAGGCGGGGTTTCTTGATCCCAAGTCGGTCGAAGGTCTCGTCTCGATCCTCAAATCGGCTCAGAGAGGGGTTCCAAGTGGCATAGTGATCTCCACCTACGAGAGCAATGTTGTCCCACCACTGCTTCTCGTAGCCCCTACGAGCATCCAAACGACTCGTCCGTGCCTGCTCAGCAGCAGTCAGGAGATCACTAAGACTGGTAGCCTCGCCGATTCTCATCTAACTACCTCACCTTCTCTCGTGAAGTCCTCCTTCAAGAGCTCCTGCTCGTTCTCCTCAGCCTCCGTAAGATCCCTCAGACGACTAAGGTGGCCCCAACGACCCGCTTCCTGGACTTCAACCGTAGGCGCTTGCTCATCGGGAGTAAAGAAACCACCCTCCTCAGCCTCATCCAGCTGCTGAGTAGCAACGTAGTCCTCCCACTTGATGGTCATAAGTCGGTCGAGGGCCTTGTCGAGCTGCGCCCCTGACCGCTCATGCATACGGTCGATCGCTTGGAACGACCTAGCAAGTGAACGAGAGACAAGTACGGACACTGAGACGCACAAGACGAAGCTGAACGTCAACGCAAGTACTGCCACCCAGATCACGACAGGACCTCAGTAGCTCGGGCACGTCGAATCGCCTTGTTAGCCCGGCGCTTGACAGCATCCATCTCCGCCTTCAACTTGTGGATCTCCTTCTTGAGCTTCTCGACTGTGCGGTCCATGTCCTTCTTGTCGTCCGGCGTAAGCATCCCGATGAGGCTACCAACCTTGACAGCACACTCCTCACAGAGGATTACGGGGTCGTTCCAGTTCACGTCTCGCTCCAAGTCTACGAAGAGCGGTGGCTCGTGATCGTCCCCATTAGGGGTATTACCTCGACCACAGACGGTGCATGGGGAATGAGTGACTTCGATTAGATGCATGTGGCCTCCTTAGAGCCTTGCCCAGGTAGGTTTCCAGTCCTTACGAACCATCTCATGCCCGAGGTACTCTAGGAATCGTTGCCAGCCCTCGGTGTCGGGCCCACAGAGTGGATGCGAGCAGCCCATAGAACCTAGATCACCGTGGAAGGTAACGCCTGGTGTAAGCCCCTTACGAGCCCACCGAGGCGGAATACCCATCTTCCAGCACAGCCATGAGGTGATACGAGCAGCCACCTTGAGCTGATGCTCGGTAGCAAACCCCTTAGCAGTGATGTTGGCCATCTCGATGCTGATGGCGCGCGAGTTGAACGAGCACTGCGTCCAGGGCTTATCCTGTATACGACAGAGCTGGTAAGCCTCCAGTCCATCCTCGCGCAGCACGAACGTAGCCGACGTATCCGAGACGGGGTTGCAAAGCCAAGACACCGCACCCAGATACGAACCAGCAGTCTCATGGATGACGACCAAGTTAGGCTTAGTTCCCCTCCTCGAAGACGTATTCGGGGTCTTCTTGAAGATCAACTTTGGTAGGATTACGGGTGCCATAAGTACTCACCTCCTTAGCCGACGGTTGTGAGATGAGAGCCGGAACGGTAGCCACGAACAGCTGCTCGCTCTGTAGCGATAGCAAGTTCCTGCTCAAAATGCTCGTCCAGTTCTCGTTGCTCGGCACTAAGTATCTTCCCAACATCTGGTACCTCAGGATCAGAATCGCCCATAGAGACGAGAATGTGTCCGAGGCAATCGACGTTGTGGTCGTCTTTCTTTCTGGGTTTCTCCGGAGGGTCCTCCTCGGTGAAGTTCGTCCGGATCGGCCGCCACCTGTACTGTGGGAGGTACTCCGTGAGCTTTTCACAGGTACCGAACACGTATAGTGTTGGGGCTCCCTCAATCTCCTCACGTTCGTCCAGATACCCGAGAGGATGTATATGTCCAGGCTTTGGTCGTAGTCGGGAGGCAATTCGGGAGATTCTTGCAAGGGGGTCTCGGTCGGCGATCTCAAGGTCATCCACACCCTCCTCCTCGAAGACCCCTTTCACAGTGCGCCCGTCAGTCTGAGTACGCTGCTGTGATTCAGAGCCAATCAAGCGGTAGATATCAAGCTCCTGCTCATCGGGCCCACCCCAATCAGAAGAAGCCTCCAGCGAGTACATCGAATCAGCCCACCACGAGACAGGCTGATTAGACTCCAACAGTTCCCTGTAGACGTAGCAGTTGTTCTCATGGTCACGAGCCAGCCACAACATACAGCCCTCATGGCGGATACCTGGGTCGATACACATCCACCGTTCCCACTCACGCGGTATGTAGAAGGGCTCGATGATGTGAGAGTCTGGGTTCCAGTCAGTGAAGATCTGCCCCGTAAAGACCTCATGACTACCGAGCACATACCGTGCATACCAGTGCTTTGGTAGGTTGTCGAACTGCTCAAGGTAGTCTGCGGGCAGGTTCGGATTATCGAACGGAGTAGCCTCAACACACTTGTACCGAGACTTCCAGTTTGGAGGCCGCTTAGGGTTGATAAAGCGCTGCCATAGCCAGTTGTGTCCGCTCGGGTTGAATAGCAGAAGCCCCTCACGGGGTGAATTATGCTGACGCAACCGGCCGTGGAACTTCAGGAAGATGTCCTCTTCTACCTCCTCAGCCTGGTCAATCAGGAAGAGGCCAAGGTTGTAGTTCTCGATCTTCTTCGGGTCGTCCAGCGGCAGACCATGAATACGGCTACCGTTGAAGAGCTCGATGTAGAGGTCAGACTTATTGTACTGCTTGATGAGCTCCTTAGGAATCCCGCGCCACCCTGTAGGCTGCGTATCACCATTGACCAGCATGTCCCACGTCGTCGTACGGAGCTCAGGCCTCGTCTTACGAGCGATCACTGAGTTAGTGC